TGTGACCACCTTTAAGGGCCGGGCAAAGATTCAAGCGGGCTCACTGGATGAAGCTCTCGAGCTGGCTGAAGAGCTGGACGATGAAATGTGGATTGATGAAACCGAGAGCGATGGCGGTTATACTTACACTGAAGACGCTACTCTTTTTTACGTGGCTTATGCTGGCGAGTATTGCCGGATTCATGCCAACAATCGACAGTCAGCACTCTGGCAGGCACAGCAGGACTACAACCGGCCACCGGCTAAACGGTTGCTCGACTGGAAAGACTCAGAACACACAGCTGAAGAGTGGGACATCACTAAGCTCTAACAATCGTATGCCACTACAAACCTACACATACAACCGTGTCACGTACTACGTTGACTACCGCATGGAGCAATTCCGGACGGCTGTGGAGTTTCCTAAACTTATTAAATTCATCGACTTTGACGATTATTTGGGCGACAGAATTTTGGCCAAAATGATTCGTGATGGCGTTGCTAAAACTGAACTACTACACTTATGATTAAAGAAAAATTTGAAGAGCTGAAGACTGAAGCACGTGAAGCCGGTGAGAATGATACTCACACTGAAAATACATTAATCGAAGGTGCACAATACTACATCGATGAAATTACTGAAGAGCTCACGGACGAAGAGCATGACGAATTAATTGAACAGTATCGGCTCGGGTTTTTGGGTGAACGTACACCACAGCCGGTCATTGATGCACTCCAAAAAATCAGCGAGGGAATCAGCTGGGATAATTGGGAAGTCGAAGAGGATGAAGAGACTGGAGAACGTAACAGCGGGAGTACCGGGCAATACTGGAAAGTATGCGAAGTGATGCACTGCAAATTGGAATGGATGCGTGAGGCACTGGACCCAGAAAATGACGACCACTTCGAGCACTCAGATACAATCGACCAACTACAAAACTTACTAGCCGTACTGAAGGCCTATGAGCCGTCAGATTTCTAATCAATTTTAAAATGAAAAAGACACAAATCAGCTATGCCGAACTAGCTAAAAAAGTCGGCGATGCGGTACTGTTTAATAATCACAACGAAGTCGATGAAGACTGGCACTTCGGATTAATTGAACAGCCTCTCATGCGTGAGCGTCTTGACGCTATGGATGAAGAAAATCGACAGTATCAGCTCAAGCGAATTGAAGAGGCAACTGATGCCGGTGAAAAAGCGAAACTTACTGAAGAGATGTACGACCTCGAATTGGAGACCGTCACGAATTTCGAAATCTATCAGAGCTATGCCATCAACCAGCATGGAGCTGAGTACCTCATCAACCATACGGCTGAGCTGGTAAGCTACAGCGAAAAACTCGGGCTGTGGTTCTGGCATATCGGTCACTATGGGACCTCATGGAGTGGCGTGTATACCACTATCACTGAGTACGATTTTGATGAAGATGTCGAGCTGTACTATGGTCACGAAGAATTACTTAAATTAACAGTAATGTAATATGAAATGCCCTATGTGCGATGGTTCACTGAATCATCACGAAGAGCCAATCACTGTGCCAGTCGACTTGAATCACCCGGCTAGGCCAGGCGAGAACTTACATGCTTACGTGTGTGAAGAGTGCCCGTTCGTTGGCTTCGAGTACATTAACAAGTACGACACTCTCCAGCTTACTGAATACCTCGAGCGACCGACTGGAATGGTTCTATGCAAAGAAGAGGACTGCAATAATCTCGCTCGAGAATTAATTGCACCAAACGGAATCAGTCAGCCCGTATGCTGTGACGACTGTTTGGACGCAAAGAAAGCATAATGCACTGTCCCGGTTTATCAGCCGTACAGGAGGCCGGCAGTGATTCACTGGCCGAACTGGTAAGCCGGATACAGTTTATTATTTAATTTTCAGATATGTTTGACGACCAAATTGAAGAGCTCAAAAATTTTCTGCGGTTGTTTTACCGTAAGGAATACACGGCATCGCTGCGAGAGTGGGGAGACGGTCCAGGGGCTCGGATTCGATTAAAGGCATGGAGCTACGGAGGAGCCCGAGAAAAAGCGTTCAGGCACTTCGGTTGCACTGATATGATTGAAGTAATCGTGACAGAGATATGAAAAAAATCTATAAGAGCCGGCCACTGAGCTACCGGCAATGGGGAGCAATCAAAAAAGAGATGTATCAAATGCTTTGGTGCACTGCGTTCGTTCTGCTGGCTACGTCCTTTATTCAGGTCCTGGCCAAGTGGGTAATTGAAATAACTTAAGTATGGCGATGCAAGAATCAAAAAGCGAAACGCACTCAGCCCAGGAATCGCCTGGACTCTTTGCATTACCGCATGAGTGGGGGCCTGTGGCTCGCCACACGTGCCCCGTATGCTGTAGCGAGTTGGAAGAGTTCGCACACGTGCAACGTCTCACCTGTTACGAGTGCGGCTTTTATATTTCGACTCGAGTGTATGAGATAATAAAAAGCGGAACACGGAACCAAAAATATACCGGACCCGGAATTAGCCGGGGGTACGGCTTTGGACTAATTCATTTTAAAAATGAAACACCTTTCTAAAAGAATAACAGCAGCAATGGCCGGCATAATTTTTTTATGCGTCCTTAACTTTTCGAGTGCCTCGAGTACCGTTATTGTTTATGAGGCCCCGGCGAAAAAAGAGATCCGGATCGAATACAAAATTCCACCGGTTGAAACTTTAGCAGTTGTATCTACAACTACCCCGCATGAGTTCGAAATTTTTTCGGCTCAAATTTCTGCGTATACCTCGAGTGCAGATGAGACTGACGACACGCCCGACGTTAACGCAATGGGCCGGAAGCCGGGTCCTGGATCGATTGCTTGCCCGGCACGTTATGTCTTTGGTACTAAGGTTTTTATTCGAGATGAGGTTTACTTTTGTGACGACCGTATGAACGGGAGATACTCCGGTGGTGATTACTTTGATATCTGGATGAGTAGCAAGGCTGAAGCTATACACTGGGGCCGGCGGACAGTTGAGGTAAAAGTTGTACAATAAGTTTTGGACCACACAACCAGCACAGGAGATCACGATGCGTAAATGTCGAAACTGCAAAGCCGAGATGGATCAAGGGGAAGGCACGTATGATTGCTTTTGCGATCAGAACTGTAAATGGCAGCACCAACGCCAGCTTAAGTTGCCTCTCCATGAGGACACGCAACTCCAGCTGCCGCTGCCGAAACCGCCTGGAGTCTGGGGTAGAAGTCCCCGGGAACACTGATTCCCTGGACAGCCGGTACTTGCATGAGTGCCGGCTTTTTATTTGCTTTTCCACATATCAACAAAGTTATCCACCGTTTACAGATTGTCACTAACATGACAAGTAATGTACTATAATTCGCATGAGATTCTACTAACGGATCGCTTGCCAAAATAAAATGCTTGCCAACATTAAACTTCAACTTGATTCTAAACAAAAAAAATTTCTTTCATTTTTTCAGAACACACTTTTTTGTTACATTCATGACTCGAGTGACTCTTCACCGATAATTCACAGCGAGGTTCTCCAGCTGGAGCGACAGCAGCAGGGCTATGGTATTTTCTTTACTGTCAACGGGTTCACCGGTGGCCGCCGAACTAATGAGACACTCACAAACATCAATGGTTTTTTTGCTGACATCGATTACCCGGACAAAGTGAATAAGACGGATGCTTCAGTGAAGCAGTACAAGCAAGAGCTTTTGATGGAGATGATGGAGGATGAGTTACCGATCCCTACCTACGTGGTTGAAACTAAAAATGGTTTTCACGTGTACTGGCTACTCGAGAAGCCGGTGATGCTGAACGAACTGAATCCGAAGCAGCAAGAAGATCTTAAACTTCAGTACCGACAGATCGAAGAAGCGATCCTCGAGCGTTTTGATGGGGACCCTGGAGCCAAAGATGCGGCTCGAGTGTTGCGTGTGCCTGGCACACTTCACCAGAAGAATCCGAACGAACCGTTTGCAGTTAAAATCGTACACGCTTCACGGGATGAGTGTATCTACACCTTCGATGAGATCCGGGAGGCGTTTCTTAAGAAGACAGCTCCGGCTTCGTGGGCTCTGGTTGTAAGTGAGAACGCTATCAACGATGAGGTGAAGGCGAGTATCGAAAAAGAGTATCCGAAACTCGAGCGTGATTCGTACAAAAAACTTTTCAATAAAGAACCGATCCCGGAAGGGATGCGAAACAAAGCTCTCCTCATTGCTGCCTATGCAGCAAAGGAAGCCGGCTGGGGTTTTGAACAAACCTGTAGCCACTTCACCGACTTCCACGGCCTCTCACTTCGTGAGGTCCGGAAGACTGTTAAGAGTGCCTACGATCACAGCTATGACTTTGGCTACAACAATGAAGTGATGCAAGCGGTAGTGACTCAAGATGAGCGAGTGAAGCTCTCTGAGGTAACAAGCAAGATACTTTCAAAGGCCACCAAAGAAGAGCGAGCCGGAACCAACAACCAGCAAAAAGAAAAGTACGCCACGTATGAGTACGTGCTGGCTGATCGTTACCCGACACTCAAGTACAAAGATCGTGGTGATTTCTACGAATACCGGGAGGGGGTATATAGATCGCTCCAGGCTGAAGAGGTCCGATCGATGGTGTTCCGGGAGATGCTCAAGGACGGGCTCACGAACTACCGAACCGTATCAAAGGCGAACGACAAGATCGCTACCTTCAAATCAATCGATGGCCGCACGTTCAAACAAGAAGATGAGAACCCAAACCCGAACATCCTCAACTTTAAAAATGGGCTGCTTGATATTCAAAACTACCAGCTGCTCGAGCACACACCAAACTATCTCTCAACATCACAGATCCCGGTGATGTACGGACAGGACGCAAAATGCCCACGCTGGATGGAGTTCATTCGAGAAGTCACGTGTGATGATCCGGAGCAAGCAAAGTTATTGCAGCAGATCGCCGGCTACTCTCTCACGACTGATACTAATTTTGCAAAGGCTTTTATTTTCTATGGAGCTGGAGCAAACGGTAAGTCGATGTTCACTCGCATCCTCGGTAAGATCGTGGGCCGAGACAATGTATCAACACTAAACCTCACAACCATCACCAGGCAGTTCGGAGTCACCGGGCTCGTTGGAAAAAAAGTTAACTTCATAGATGAGATCTCGGGAAATTATTTTGAATCGAACGTCATTAAAGGAATCATCTCGGGAGAACGTATGTCGGCTGATGTGAAGTACCGGCCGGAGCCGCTCGAGTTCGTGCCAACAGTGAAACTGATCTTCTCAGTTAACGAACTGCCAAAGATCAACGACACGACTCCAGGGCTCTACCGCCGCTTCATTATCGTACCGTTCGATCGATCGTTTGAGGCGAAGCCGGACCTCCAGCTCGAGGCGAAATTAACTGAAGAGTTAACCGGCATATTAAATTGGGCGATCGAAGGTTTGAAGTCGCTGCGAACCGAAGGCCGCTTTAATGAGACTGAACGTAACTACGAGGTGATGCGTACATTCAAGTCTGACAACTCACCGGTTGTCGAGTTCATCAACTTGTACTACCAGCCAGCACCTGAAGGCACTGAGTTCCGCTACAGCCTGGCAATTAGTGAATTGTATACACAATACCGAGGGTACTGTTTGGACCACGGCTACAAGCCGAAGGCCCTGGCGAACTTCTCTCGAGAGCTGGCACACAATCGAGTCGACGGTTTCAACGTGACAGTTAAAAGTGATGGCGGCAAGAAGATCTTGTTTGGACTTCGAAGCACAACTGTATTCGGAGGAGCCAAGCCGGTCTACAATGATGAGCCGGTAGCTAATAAAGATGGTTTCTAGTATGTCAAAGTATGAAAACTTCTCAACAGTCGCCCTCATCCGGGCCATCCAGCGGAACGCCATTTCGATCCCAGCTCTTAAAGGAACAAAGAATGGATCGAGTAAAATTGCTGATATTGAAAAAAGCCTTTACGAGTTACGTCAAGAAGTCATACCCCGACTTCGAAGGCTCGATCGAAGTGACTGTTCATTTTTCCCGATCGGGACCCATGTCGTTTATCAGCAGTATCAAGCACCCCAGGCAGCCGACGACTGGAACCCCCGGCAAGAGTTTCCTGCCTATCATGGAATTGTTACCGCACACACGGCTGAAGGTAAAGTGCACGTGCAGTTCGAAGGACTCGAGTACCTTGCGGAGTGCGAGCCGAAAGAATTAAAAATTAAATTCATCAGATAAATATGAAAATAGACAAAGAAAAAGTTAAGGAGCGGTTGGAAGGGATACCGGAAGCTCAACGGTCTCACATTTATGACGCTTCGATTGTGCTCGAGTTTCTCACTGAGATATACATGCCGACAAGTTTTTTTCTGCCGGCTTCATTTAAACCACAACCGGGTATGCAGCTCGGAGCGAACTCGATGAGAAAAGTATCTGAAGGTAAAAACATATCGATGTACGATCTCTACAACAACTACTTACTCTGGCGAGAGAGAAAAGATTACACGACTAAAGTTCAGTCACGATATATCTTCGGCATCATCATCCGGAATCTTCGCTACTACAAAAACCGCTGGGAATTTATTACCTGGAGAGTGGGAGTCGCTCAGATCTGGCACGTGGGTCCACTGGTATTACGATCTGATGTGCCGGCAGAAGTCCGGGCACAGTTCACGATGAAAGTTGAGGATCGAACTCCGGAAGCGATTACCGTTGAAGCTGACCCGATCAGCGACCCGGATGAGGAGGTCGAGGACCCGATCATTGGTGTTGATTTGGCAACCGGTGAAGAGAATTCAGTGTTCGTTCACGGCCACACGGATGCAGCTGGAGTGCTCCATATCACAAAAGTTGATGAGCGATTTGTGGAAGTGCCGGAGATTGAAGAAATTAAAGGGGCTGCTGGTGAACCATTAAGTGAAGAAAATTTTAAAGGTACTTTTGGAGTGTCGGGGTTATCACAAAACCGGTTCGTTGAGGTTCCGGATCAGCCGGATATCAACAGTCAGCCACATCCGGCTGAGCAATACTAGTTTATACTGTTTGGATGTTCTCTCCTGTATCTGCCCGGCTGGCAAGCCCGGATCCCCAGATACAGGATAGAGCATCCAAGCTCTAGTAAGGAGGTCGATTTTATTCAAGCACTAAGAAAATCTACGATATATGGCAACAAAGAAAATTGGTTTCGCTGGTATGACGAAGGCCGCTCGAGCTGAAATGGCTCGCAAGGGTGGACTCGCTCGAGCAGCAAAGGCAGCCGCAGCCGCTAAGGCTGAAGGAAAAGCAGCAAAGAAAGTTACTGCACCTAAGAAGGTAGCCGCTCCAAAGCAAGTTGCTGCACCTAAGAAGGCAGCAAAGAAAGTGAGCAAGAAGTAATCCCGTTCACTATTACTCGCTCTTAAAATTTTAAAAATGCCGCCAAATCAAAAAAATCCGGACATGCCACAAGATACGTGGCCGGTAACGAAGGACGATAAGGTACAGATTCAAGAGCTCGGTCGCAAGCTCAACGAGTTCTTCAAAAAAGAATTTGCTAACAAAGATTCTGTTCACCTGAAAATTGTGGTTGGATCATTCAACTACATCATGGACCTCCAGGCTCAACGAGGGAAACTCATCAGTGATGATTTCATTCTGGCTGAAAAAGCAGTCGTTTCGGCCGGACTTGATGTGAAGATCGAAGAGCCGTTTACGGTTGCTCCAGATCTAGCTGAGCCAACACTAGCTGAGCGTCGAGCTCACTTAGCAGAAGAGCTTGCCCGGATTGATGCAGAGATTGAAATCAGTGAAGCCTCACCGGCTCCAAGTGATTCAGCTCCAGTAGATCCATCAGTGATGGTGGAAGGACCTCAAGTTGAAGTTACTGAAGCGGCTCCGGTTGCTGAAACAACTCCAGCTCCAGAAGTTGCACCTGTAGAGCAACAAGCGTAAATGGTTATAGCCGGTGGTTCGATTCCCCGGCTACGCTAATGATCGACGAGATATGGCGAGATGTTGAAGGCTTCGAAGGCTTGTATATAGTGAGCAATCATGGCCGTATTAAAAGTCTTTACCGATGCCCGGAAGGTAAAATAATGAAACTCATTACGCACACTCGAGGCTACCAGGCGATTTGGTTTCGGAAGCCGGGTGTACATAAAAAGTTTTTTGTGCACCGGTTAGTAGCGATTCACTTCCTGGAGCGAGGCGAAGATCACGACCAGGTAAACCATAAAGATAAAAACCGGCTACACAATCACGTGATGAATCTCGAGTGGTGTACATGGGAAGAGAACTATAAACACCGAGATGGAGTTGTTAACAGTGACGAACCATTTTAATATTGACATTAACCTGACATTAGATTACACTCTTCATTATGAAAGTACGAGATAAACTTTACATCAACATGGACCAGCATCAGGTCGACGACCGGGTACTGGCTGAGTTGACGTACCAGAATCCCGATTACTATCAGAAAAAGAATTTCGGTATCTCAGTGTACGGTGTACCAAAGGAGATCCACACCTACGAGATCCAGGGTCGGGAGTTCATCGTCACTCGAGGCGAGGTGCTCAAGATTAAACCGTTCTTCATGACTCCGTATCAACCGGAGTTCGAACATCCAGATCATCCGGTATCACTTCAATATATCAACAATGATTTTCCGCTAGATCAACACCAGGAGGTTGCTGTGGCCGCAATGGCCGGGCATCGCCAGGGGATCATTCATGCGGTTACGTCAGCCGGTAAGTCGCTTATCATCTGCAAGGCGATAGCGACCATTGGCCAGAAGGCACTAATCATCGTGCACCGGAAGGTATTGATGGAGCAATTATTAGAAGACATTAATAAATATATTCGAGATGAAAAAGGAAACCCCATTAAAGCCGGTATCATCGGTAACGGTTCAGCTACCGTCGGGCCTATCACTATTGCAATCGACAAAACTCTCTCTAAAAATATTGAGAGCTATCGAGAAGAGTTTGGGACGGTCATACTTGATGAGTGCCACCTTGCACCAGCCGCAACAATTTTTCAACTCCTTAACGGAATTAATAGTCGTAACCGATTTGGCTTGTCAGGTACGCTCAAAAGAAAAGACGGCAAACAGTTCCTCATCTACTCGACGTTCGGCCAAGTCATTTACACGATCGGCAAAGAAGTCCTCCTCGAAGCCGGGCGAGTAGTACCGGTTGAGATCCAGGTGATCGAGAGCGAGACTCGCTTCGATTGGGACCAGGTAATGACTGCCCTCATCGAGCAGGAAGAGAAGAACCCGACGATGAAGGCTCGCCGGCTCCGAGACAAGGTGATAGCGAGCGATCCTGGACGACGAGAGCTGGTTTTAAACAAGGTGAAGGCCCTGTATGACCAGGGAAAGAAGATTATGGTGCTCTCCACGTTCGTAGAACCCTGTTATTCCTTGCAAAATGACCTCCAGACACGATTTGGCATCGAATCCGGGGTAATCACTGGCCAGGACTCAAAAGAAGCCTTGGCGAGCTATCAGGACATGAAACACGGGGACTCAAAAGTAATATTCGCTACAGTCGGTTGCGTCTCGACCGGTGTATCGATCTCGGACTTAGACGACATGGTGTTGATTACCCCGATTTATAACAACGAGCTACTGCTGCATCAGATCCGGGGACGACTGATGCGAACTGCCAAAGGTAAGACTCACGGGACACTTTGGTTTGTGTTCGATCAGTACATTTTTGAAGAGCAGCATTTAAAAAGATTCAAGAGGATAATGAGAAATTAATTATCCCCAGCTGAAAAGATAGACATTAACCTGACACTTATATACAATTCATTTATGCCTAAGCAAGAAAAAAAAGAAAAAATAATTTTGCAGCCCGGCCACATTAAAGCGTACCGGTTTGTAGAAAAATATATCCAGAAAAACGTAGTCGCTCCAGAGATGGAAGAGATTGCAAAAGGTATCAAGATTACGATTCGACACACATACCGAATCATCGATGACCTGTGTTCTTTAGAGTATATTAAAAGAGAGAAATACGGTCGACGTTCGATCGAGATTCTCAAGCCGCTTCAGTAATGCTGTCGGCTGAAACCAGGAGGAGTGACGTACAAATCATTTTTTACTTCTGAGGTAGTGCGGGACACGGCTTCAAGAATGTCTCTACGTTGTACACGTTTACTTCTCCTGGTTTCAGCCCACAGGGCTGAGCGGGGATTACGGTCGATTTTATTCAAACAATTGATTTCAAATTAATTATGACTCAATCTAACGAAGAAGGAACTACAACTAACGCTGACGCTGAAGTTGCAGAAGAAACTGCTGCTGAAGAAGCGGCTGAAACTGAAGAAGAAGAAACTGAAGAAACTGCTGGTTAGTCCATTCAACGGGCCAACAAAAAAATACGCAATCCAAAATTATTTAATATTCCCTAATACAAATTACCTATGGCAATGAAAGAAGCTGTTGAACAGTTCGGGCAAATGCTCCGATGGACTGAACAACCTAAAGATGCAGAACAAGCTGAGAAGACCGTTTTTATTGGTGCAGCTATCCAGGGTTACTACACCGGTCGTCGTGAAGGAGTCGGTAAAAACGATTCAACCGTGTATGAGATTTTGTTAGCTGATGGTCGCAAGTTTGCGTTCTGGGGGAGTGATCTCCTTGATGGCAAGTTTAAAGAGATCCCGGTTGACTGTGAGGTTCGTGTAACATGCCTCGGCATTACACAGCCGAAGACTCCAGCCGGTCGACCTTACCTTAACTTTAAGGTTGAGTTCGATAAGGATTCTCGACGACCAGCCAATCTGGTTGAAGCAGCTCCAGCACAAGCAGCAGCTCCAGTAGCCGCTGCACCGGTGGCCGCCCCTGTGGCAGCTCCCGTAGCTGCACCCGCTCCAGCCCCTGTGGCTCCAGCTGCTCCAGCTGCTCCAGTTGCTCCGGCACCGGGATCAGGAGACGGTTTCTAAAGTTCTCAGTCCGCTACGTGGCGGACTGGAACCTGGACAGGCTTGGGAATATCGAGTTTCCGGGGATGCTATTGAGCCTAGTATTCCCCTCCAGGTTCCAGCCCACCACATAAGGGCATGAAAAATTAATTATCATTAATGCCAAAATATATGGTTATCGAAAAAGTTACCCGCACATACTCACGCTCAATCAATCTCAAAAGTTACGGCAGCTCCACTGAATCATGGGTGAAGTGTGAAGCAACCTATACAGCACAGTGTGAGTCCCAGGACGATCCGATCAAGTGTTCCGAAATGCTCGGAGTACAAGCCCAGCAAGATGTCGCCGCTCAGATCAACGACATCATTACTAAAGTAAAGGCGGCGAATCCAAACACAGTCCCGGCCACAATGGCTCCGGCTCAAACGGATGCAGCTCCAGCCCCTCGACCCCTCGGTTAGTATGCAGAGCAAAACAGATCTCGTAACGAAGGAAGATTACTACAAGGACAGCGGTTGCATTAGCTTCAGTAGCCTCAAAGTATTCAGCCGATGCGAGACCCTCTACAGAGATCTGTTTGTCGATAAGACCTATGAAGAGCCGGATCACGACTACTTCACTTACGGCAAACTGGTGGATGCACTGGTATCTGAACCAGAAGGATTCATCGAAGAGAACTTTGTACGAGTCGAACGAAAAGTAAAGCCGGAAGACGCTCTCAAGTACGAGAATGAAATCAAAGGACTCGAGGCGGAGATCACGGAGAAAACAGCACAGATGGGTGAGAAAGTCGACTCAAAAAAGAAGGAGATCCAAACAAAGATCGACAACTTACTCGACCTCAACAAAGAAAAAGAATTAACGCCGGCTACTCAAAAGAAGATCGACAAATTAACTGAAGATCTCGGAAAAGTTGAGCCGGACAAAACTTTGGCCAAAGGAATTGAAGGTAGGCGTAATCAAATTACGGAGCTACAAAAGAACCTTGACTACATCAAACAGTTAGCAGATAAGATTCAAGTCACGAACTCTATCTGGGTGAACGCTGAGGCAACCGCCTTGGCTATTCAGTCGCATCCAGCCTTCTCAAATATTGTCTTCAACGACTATACGAGCCAGCAGATATTCGTCAGTAACAAAGACGGCATCCCACGCAAGGGTAAGCTGGACCACTTGAAATTGTCACCGGCTCTCACTCGCTTCTATGCGATCTATGCGGCCGAGCAAATGACAATCCAGGAACTCCAGGAACGTATCCGGACCGAGGTGCATCCACAGGATCTGTGGGCGATCATTACAGATGTCAAAACCTGTAAGGACATTGCTTCACTTGAGCCGTACAACATGCACTACCGGGGCCAGCTCGGGTTCTACCAGGATCTTGTTTCAGATACGCTACTCATACCGGTTGAGAATATCCGCTGCCGAATATTGGCGGCCGATAAACTCAGTAACGACTTCAAAAAGTGTGAGCTCTTCGAGTACACACAAGACGCTCTCAACGAGTTGAAGGGAGACGTTGAAGCCTGGGTAAAGATCTGGTGGCAACGGCAGCAGGAGAAACGCTATGTGTCGGCTAAAGAAAAAGACGGCTGGCATCAAAAGTGCTTTACGTGTTCTGAGTGTCGATTCTGCCCGTTTTCTACGAAGCCAGGGGAGCCAGTGATGGTTGCCGGTCCACGCTTCGGTGCGTATGGACAGCCGGCTCCGTTGGTTGAAGCTATTAACACAGCTGATGCTGTATTAGATTACTAGGTATGGCATTTGCAGAAGCCGGTAAGCCAAAAGAAAACTTCAATAAAATGAAGTGGGAAAGGTTGACTCGCAATCTGTGCCCAGGCTGCCGATGTAAAACGGTACTCGAATCAAAAGGAAATCTCGTTACCTGTCCAGATAACTGCGGCTTCAAGATCTCTCCGGAGAAAATGCAAAAGCTAGTGATGGACATACTCGAGGATCAGGGACGGGATGATGAGTGGGAGGAGTGGCAAGAGATCTGTGGTGGCTGCGGTAAGCCGGACATGATCTGTAGCTGTTATTAATTAATCATTATCAATAACGTATGGAGAAAAAAGATTGCGAACAGTGCAGAGACTTACCGGAAGGAGAAGTTGTTTCCGGTCACGATCATAGCAAGAGGTACGGTAAAGGTATCTGTAAAGAAGAATGTTTTAATCGTCGACAACATGGGTCAAGCCGATGTGAGTTCCACGTTGGTATTAAAAGAAAAATAATTCCACAAACTCATGGGGCCGATTAAAACACCACACAAAAAAAGTCGAGAGGTCCTGGAGTTCGCAACCATCGCCCAGGATGCGAGAGCGATGAGCCGGTTACTGCTCACGTACACATCTCCTGGCGGTAAAGGTCCAAAAGAACATTACGCCATTCACCACTCGCAGTTCAGCCGGGACCCGTACAACTTCTTCGTTGTAAACCCATTGCTGTTCGGAGAGAGTGGTAAAGATGTGATGGTTGTGGTGAACCCAAAGATCCTGGAGAAATATCCGGAAACGAAGAAGCGAGTGATGGAAGCGTGTATGAGTTTTCCAATGCGACGAGGAGTTGAGGTCAGCCGGTACGATAAAATTAAAGTTTCGTACCAGGTCCCGACTCCGGATGGCAAGGGAATGATTCTAAAGGAAGAAGATATCGAAGGCTTTATGGCTCAGATATTCCAGCACGAAATTCAGCATGGAAACGGCAGCCACATTTACATTGGCTCTAAGGTGCACTAAAGATATGCTCATCGAAATCAACTACAAACTGCTCGAGAACAATCAGTGCCCCGGCTGCATGGCCCCCTTCTTTAGAGAAGGAACCGGCTACGATCGAGGTATCCATTGTAACCATTGTGGTTTCCTAACAACGGCTGAAAAGTACCAAGAAGTGATGCGACCATTTATAAAAAAGAAATTCATGTCGTCCAACGACGACGATGAAGTAAATTAATTAATTTATGTCAGACTCAATATTGAACGGACTTACAATTGTAATAACGATGGCGGTAGTATCAATCGCTCTAACAAATATCGTTGATTCCAACAAAACTCTAAGCCGAGATTTTAACCACGATGGGATTGTCGACGTTGTAGATCTCTCTATCATGGCTGCTGAGATCTCAACCCGTAACGAAAATAAGTAATCATGGCTAAGACGTATAAAAAAGGAACCATTCTCCGGACTGACGCTGCTTTAAAGGCGTACATGGAGTCAACCAGTAACACAATGAAATTCACTTCGGTTGAACTTCGTCGCTGGTGGAATCCGATGCGTTTCTTTTACGGCAAAGTCTACTACAAAATTATATGAGCCTCACAGATACCGGCTACAGTTTCAACTTTGGCGGCGAAGGCCGTATCTGCGGATTGTGTGAGAAGGAAGCAAAGTTTATTCGAGTTGATAATTTAAACGACCTGGAAGTATACGAGTGTCCCTGTGGCCACTTTCAATATACCAAGCCGGCAATCGAAAACAAAAATGACACAAAATAAAGCTCTCGAAATACTCACCAGTGGAAGAAATGTTTTCCTTACCGGTGAGCCAGGAGCAGGGAAGACACACACGATCAACCAATTCACGAAGTGGCTATACGCTGAAGATATCCCGTTTGCGGTAACAGCTTCAACCGGTATCGCTGCTTCACACATCGATGGCACAACCATCCACTCATGGTCCGGTATTGGCATCATGAAAAACCTCGAGGTCGAAGACATCAACGGTATTCGATTTCACAAGTACCACTACAATCGAATCGTAAAAGCGAAGGTGCTCATCCTGGATGAAGTATCAATGCTCGAGGCAACCTTCATTGATGATCTCGATAAAGTTCTCCGGGCAATACACAAGGAGCCGGAACTTTCTTTCGGAGGTATACAGGTGGTGATGGTTGGCGATTTCTTCCAGCTGCCCCCGGTATCCCGAAACGGCGAGGCTAAGTTTGCGTTTGAATCGATAGCCTGGCTCACAGCTCGAATGACTGTATGTTATTTAACTGAACAGCACCGCCAGGCTGACCCGGTATTCACGGATCTCCTTCGATCGATGCGATTCGGTGCTGTGACAGATCAACACCGGGCTCTCCTCGAGTCCAGGATGTCCGGAACGCCCTCACCGGTTAACCTCTTCACGCACAATGCTGACGTTGACATCATGAACGAAGAAAAACTGAAGCAGCTGCCAGGGGAAACTAAAACCTACTGGATGAGCATTAGCGGTAACGATCGCATGATTGAGACGCTTAAGAAAAATTGTCTCTCTCCGGAGAGTTTGAATCTTAAGGTAGGAGCAATGGTGATGTTTACCTGTAACAGTCCGAAGCTCGGGTACGTGAACGGTTCAGTTGGAACTGTAGTGCGGCTCGGCCACGATGGACCGGAAATTAAATTGCTCGATGGTCCTACGGTTTACCCGGAGCGAAACTCCTGGAAGGCCCTGGACGAAAACAAGAACGTCGTTGCATCGATCAGTCAGTTCCCATTGCGGTTAGCCTGGGCGATCACGGTTCACAAGAGCCAGGGTATGTCACTCGATACGGCATCAATCGATCTCTCAAAAGCGTTTGAGTACGGCCACGGCTATGTAGCCATCAGCCGAGTACGCTCACTCGAAGGTTTGCATCTTACCGGCATCAATGAAAATGCCTACAAGGTGAACCCGAAGGTATTGCAGCAAGATTTAATCTTTAGAGAAGCCGGCGTATGAAAATTAAAATAATAAAATTTGCAAAATATTCACTCCTTATACCGATCGTCCTGGGACTTTGTGTGATTGCAATTTGCATCGTTTTGATACTCCCGCTGATTGCGTTAGTTAATCCAGATCTTTTAACAGTTGAAGATCAAGACGATATATGATCTTCATCGGCATAGATCCAGGACTCGATGGAGGGATTGCTTTTATTGAGGATAAAAAAATTCATCTCTACAAAACACCTATCATCGGGGGGAAAGATTACGACATCCAATCAATGAAACAAATTCTTTGGTCAGCAGATCTAGGGGATGAAGCTCGCTTCGCTACTATTGAGAATCAAATCTCTATGCCTGGCCAGGGGCTCACCAGTACGCTGCAAACCGGTAAAGGTTTCGGCATCTGGCTGGGGCTGCTAGCCGGACTTGAGATACCACATCAAGTGGTGGCCGCAAGCTCCTGGCAACGTAAATTGTTTACCGGAGTCAAAGGCAACCTCGATACAAAAGCGAAGTCAGAAGTGGTTGCGAAGCGATTATTCCCGAACGCTGATTTCCGGAAGAGTGATCGAGCTCGAGTTGCGAATGATGGACTCACTGATGCAGCTTGCATTGCTGAGTACGGAAGGCGGACTTATTCATCCGATAGCGATGATCAGGGGACCGGCTTAATCCACACGCCGTTACTCTCTGCTCCGGAGATCTGCCAGAAGTGCGGCCGCTATATCCCAGGCGATACAATAGGATGCTTAAAATGATGATATTTCCTCACAACCAGCCGCCTGATATAAACGCTCACAAAGCGTTCCTTGATCTTGTTAAAAGAATTGATGGATTTCTCGGAGACGAATTGCATCGTATGTTTGGGAAACCTTTAGTGGATCTCTACAAAGAGTCCGGCAAGCAGATTCCGGGAGTAGAGTTTAGTATCTTTGATCTACCGGCAGAACCAGGCATGCTGTTGAAAAGAAAGGTCCAGCTGAAGTTTAAAAATACGATAATCAAAGAAGCTGTGTTCATTATTAAAATGACAAATAAAAATGACCAAGACTTACCAAACTCAAATAGCCAGGCTTAAAGAGACCGGCTACTACGGATCAACAAAAGACCCTCAGTGGAATAAGGTGACAAAGAGACAAGATTGCTGCGGCTCACCTCGAGCGTATTACCACCGGCAAGGCTGCCCGCTATGTTTCAATGAAGATCTCTCTGATTTGAAGGATAAATAAAAAAGACCCCGGTTCAGCCGGGGTCTTTTTTTATATGTCTTATTCAGCTCCGAGGTCCCAATCGAGTTTATCCATTTTTTCGAGGTGTTGAACGATGAAAGAATAAATCAGGTTGGCTGTGGCCATGATGCCGAGGAACCAGGTCCACAGATTGTTTTCCTGGATGAACCATACTCCTAGTGCGAGTACGAATGAAACGACAACCAGCATGGCAAGCGTGACAGCTTTACTGTCATACTTTTGCTTGAGCCATTGCACTAAGGCTGTGGCTACGGCTCCTAAAATTGCGAGTTCTGCTAACATAGATTCTTATATTAATTTTTATAATTTGAACTCTGCGTTTAACGCAGCTCTGGTCTTTGGACCAAAGTTATTCGGAGCGGCCGGTACAATTTTTTTCCTGGCTTGATAAGCGAGGTTTGCTTGAGCAGTTTTCGGTCCAAAGATACCGAGCTCATCCGGGGCTACCGGCTTCATTATACCAAGTATCATGTAGGCAATCTGCATGAATTTCACATCCTCGTTGATATCTCCGATCTTGAGATCTCGCTCCCATTGGTAGTGGAAGTTTGCTGGTGAAGGCAGATCCGAGAGGAAGGTTTTAAGGTCCTCCGGGATACTTGCAATCGCCCAGCCTTCGTAGATGTATGACAACCAATCCTTCGCATGGTAATCGCCGTCACCCTTTCGATTCCAGTTGTAGTTCCAAGAGTTTCGAAGCTGGTTGTAGATTCCACTCCAGCCGTAGACAACCATTTGGTGATTTGAGGTGGAGGCTTTTGGACGAAGAGGATTGATGTCCTTTTCTAAGCGAGACGGTTTCCAGAACGCATCACTGATTGCGAAGAGTCCGGATACGAGCCCCAACCGGATGATAATCTTCCGGAAGTCACTTACTGAATCATCCGGTACACGAATATATCCGGGGATACGATACTTCGCCGCCTCGTCTCGCATCTCTTGAGTGATCACCACCGGATTACGGTAGGCTGCGATAGAGAGTGAGGTGTCGTTTGGTAGCAGCTTTGTAGTACAGCAACCAATCTTCGCTGAAATTTTACACACATCTCGAGGGACTCGGCCGCCGTCCCGGGGGATCCAGGGTTGGTCGGACAAGATGTCCAGGAAGCGAGGTGAGAAATCAACTAGCTCACCGGTTTTCTTCCACCAATAATACTTCATAACCAACACCCAAGCGTGTGAGACACACGAAGGGGTTTGCTGCTGACTAAGGACACCGAGGTTATCGATGTCAGTCTTAAACGCTTGCGGTAGTTCACCGGCTGCAAACGCATCAGTAAGCGAATCATATACGAGACTCGCTGCCATGCGGTCACGATAATCCGGTTCTGATAGCAAGGCTCCGGTCATTGGGATTTCTTCTATTGTAGTTTGTTCGTTCATTTTTATTTTTCTTAATTTTTAAAATGATACTGCTCCTGCCGACTCTGTTGCTTCCTCCTCCTTATTCGCTTCTCGAATAGGGCGAGTAACAATTGTTGTCGGTATACCTCCTAGTTTACCAGCCATGTCGAGCATATATGTCACAGCATCCACAATATCATCAGCCTGGTAGTTTTGAATTGCCTTCTGGATGTCATTGCTAAACGATTCGACCGGTGATGCCTGGAAGGCAAACCGCTCGCCTTGAGTCCAGCCATAAATCTGCTGGAATAGTTGCCCGACCACTAGCGGGTACGAGAGTGGCCCCATAAGTGTTCGAGTAACTAAACCTCCTGGAGTGTCTCGGTACTCCTCATCGATCAACTGATCTGCAATCAAGTTGTAAATGAATGGAGCCACGAACCATGCCCAGGCAACTCGCTTTGCTGCTGTACCTCCGCTCTGTCGGCCGGCTTTATAGTTTCGACCGGCGTTATTCATAATCCGGAGATACTTGTTTGGCTGACCGGCAAGCATGGTAAACAATTTTGCAATCGATCCTCCACGCTGAATCGGTGAGAGCGTATCGAGACGACTGGATTCCTGCACCCGATTGGTGATGGTTTCGGCCGCCCGGATTCCCAGCTCCTTCGCTTCAACATCAGTCTTGCCGGCTCGCTTCGCTTGCTCGAAGTAACTCTTGTATGTTGCCCAAGCTCCCTGGTATACCACCAGCTTGTCGAAGTTCCGAGTGAAAACGAAAAGCATTTCTCCGAGGTTGTTAGCCTTCGCCAGTTTTTTATCGTAACCACGTTCGATTGCTGATTTGATGTCTCGTTCGAAGCCGTCACTGAATCGTTCCTGGAGAGCACCGGATTCGTCGTACAAGAACTTCGCTTTGTCGATCGGGTTTTTCCAGAAGTCGGCCACACCAATTGTGAGGTCCTTCACCGGTAGCTCAATTCCGTAACTGAGAATACCTGGCAGCTGCTTAATCCCCACATTGAGGTTCAGTCCCAGCAGGGCTTTCGTTACGTTCATGCGGAGCGTATCGACTGCCTTGATAACCTTCTCCCGGGCAACTCCGTCTCGAGCGAAATCGTTTAAGAAGTTGTCGGCCACTTTCATGTAGCCAGGACCGTGAATGTCGGTGATCGCCTGGCGAATCTGCCGGTCTCCAAAGATGCGACGCATCTCAAACATCGGTTCACTCCAAGCTTTGTAGTGTTCCATCTTTACCACGTGACGCATGACGTTCTCAAACGCATCAGTTGGTTTAAGATCGAGCCGACTGTTCTGACGCTCTTTAAGAGATCCGTTCCGGGCAGTTGCGTACTTAGCTGACTCTTGAGCTAGTAACACATTTTCGGGAATAGCAGCATCGATAGCACGATGAACAGGAGAGTAATTTGGATTGAATGGTAGATCCACTCCGTACTCCTTGCTGTACGCCTGGTTGATTGATTCATAATATTTTGGATAGAAATCATCGATGAGATACTCGGCCATCTTTATATCTTCCGGCTTGAGGCTGGCCTTTACTGTCTCCATGATTTCCGGGGTCCAGTTAAGTGTATCAGTAAATGTCTCGGTTAGAGTTTCATCCTGCATCCACATGTAATACTGCATAGCTTCACCTCTTGATAGCTCCAGGGTACGCACAACACCGTCAGCATGTTTGAACTCTCCCAGGATGCGTAACTCCTTAAGAGCACCGAGCGTTTGCAACACTTCAGTATTTTTCTCGAGCCCGTAAACTTTTCGCATACCGGTACTCACGACATCGATCTGAGTGAGCTCACCCTTGTTTTGTTTATTGAACGCCTTATTGGTACTATCACCAAGTTCTCGAGACAGGAATGACTCATACGGCTTTGAAGTTTTATCGTTCATTGAGAACACATCGAGGATCTCTTCCCAGCCGTACTGCTGCTCAGTCAAAAACTTTTTAGTCGACTGAAGCACCCCGTCTTTCCGGACTCGATTTTTTACTGACAACTTATCACTCGGCAGCGGTTTGCCGCCGGTGATGATATCGTAAATCTTGTCCTTCTTACGCTGAATGTCTGTCTCCCGGTTAAAGATCTCAGTCTCTTTTTTAGTGCGGCCAGTTTCCTTCAAACTCTGAATAGCTGACAGCGTGTAGCTCAACTCCTGGACCGACTGATCTTTAATGCCGACGGTCTTCAGGATCTCAACCTCACGCAATAATTCCACCGGAATAGCGGCATCCGGGTTCTCTGTTTGCCAGGCAGATATTTTATTGGCCATCGCCATCTGGGCTTCCTGGTACGTCATTACTTTTTGCAGCCGACGCATTTCATTCAAGGTCCGTTGTGCCTCGATCTCAAACTTTACGTTTGGTGTACCGTTTCGCTTTTTAACAATCGTCCCCTTCAGCTCTTCAGCAATCTTCGTAATCAACACCCGTCGTTCTGCCACCTTCGATGCCTCACGCATACGCTCAATAACTCCGAGCATCTGCTTCTCGGATGAAATGTTATTAATCGCCTTAAGGAATTTACCTCGCTCCCGGAATGGAAGTATCTGTGCGTAATCGATCGCCGCTTGTTTTCGGCTGGCCACAGTTGAAGTCCGGTCATTGATTTTATCAATGGCGGTTTCGTACATCGATCGAACCTTACCTTCTTTTTTATCAGCTCGGTCACGATCTCTAATTCGTTGCTTAAGAGAATCGAGCTCACCTTTACGTTTCACATCGGCCGACTCATTAGCTTTTTTATTCTCTCCTTGTTTTGTCAACCGATCAGTGGCGGCCGCCTTCCCTGCCCGGAATCCTTCTTTGGATCCTCGAGCGGTTGCCTTGATACGATTCTTAAGAGCCGAGCTCTCAGTTCGGACCACTTGCTTTTCATTTTTACTAGCTCCGGTCTTCTCATTAATTTGACGCTGGATCTGTGTCTGACTTTGGCGAGCCGGACCACCGAGAAATTCTTTTTCAAGTGCCTCACGATTGTCACGCATGTAGGAGTTTGCTTTGTCTTCTATCTCACGCATGAAATCGGTCAGAGCTTTTCTGGCCGCAATAGTTTTCTTTGAATCCTGTGCCAGCTTCGCAGCATTAAGATCACTCATTAACCGAGTGATTGTATTCTGGTCAGCCAGTGTCATTGTTTTCTGATGAGATGCTTCGTGGAGAATGATATCCCGCACGTACCGGGTCGATAGTTCTTCCATCGATTCACCGTCTTTAATTTTGTACACAGTTGAGAACTCACCTTCATGAGCCATGATCTGTTTACCTTCGGCCAATGACTTCAAATCCTCCAGGAGATTTGGTACGAAGATCTCAATCTTCCCGTTTTTAAATTGAGCCGGTCGACTATCTTGTGACCGGGAATTAATCATTTTTATATTTCCCGGTAAATTAGCCTCCGCTGCATCGATCGATGTCCCGAGCGTCTCGTTGATTGTTTCGATAATCTTTTTACCGAACGCTGAACCCTCCTCCGGAGTGAACATATTGATGGTTTGTAGCACCTTTGAATCCAAAGGCTGATAGATGGCAGTCTCAGCATCGATTTTGACCGGCACAATTGAGTTTTCCGGGGCTTTTGTGCCCTTACCCTCCTCAAGTAGCTTTACATTCAAAGGAGTCTGTTTTTGGACGATTTTACCGGTAGAGTCCACAATCTTAATTGAGGTCGGTTCGATGTTGAAAATTCCTTTCACTGAAGCGAACCAGGGCTTATCAACGATGGTGATGATTCTCTCTGATGGGATCTCGATCGATAGTCCATTTTTGATGGCATCACGATACCCCTTACCGTCGAGGCCAAGTGACTTGATCATGTCGGCTTCAGCTGTCGTAAGTTTTGACTCATCAACGAAAATAGACCGGACGGCTTCCGGAGAAATATACATGTTTCGAGGCAGCTGGTTCGTCTCGATAATGTCTTTGGTGATTTTAATTTTGATATCTTCTCGAAGTGTCTCAGTTTTCTTGAGAGCTGTTTTCCCTCCTACCTGTCCCGCCTTACCGGCAGCAATTTGTGCCAAGATAATTGAGAGCTCAGTTGCGGCCGGCCGGATTGTTTCTTTTGTTTTGTCAGATACCGGAAGAGCATCAACTGCTTCATTGGCCGCCCAGCCACCGGCTTCTCCAATCTTACCGAAAATGTAGTTGATCCCTTGTACCGGCTTGCCTACAATCGGTGCTTCTTCAGCTCCCATAAAAGCGGCCGACAATGGTGAGAGTAAAAGTTCAGTGGCTGCCACTCCGGCTTCAATTGCTTTTGAAGTACGACGAAGTGGACCAGCATCAGGGTTCTTAATCAAGTTTGGTCCGTCCGGATTCTTTTGAACACCACCGAGCTCATACAGGAAACCGGTCGACTTCTCATTGAATTTATCGATCGATGATTTAAATGTTTCTTGTACCCGGGTAAAGATACGACCAAACACTCCGCCGGCTGGAGTGACTTGAATGAATCCTTCTTTTTGTGCAGCGTAGGCTTCGGCCATTGACTTTGCTTCTCCAGGCGTTTCACTCTTGAACGTCTTTAAGAATTTCCCGGACTGGGATCGAACGTCCACTGAGGTAGCAAAATATTCCGGAGAGGCGATACCGGTATTCGATACGATGGGCTCCTTCTTTTTTTCTGGTTCTTTTTTAGGAGCTGAATATTTCTGTGTCACCTTTTCTCGAGTGCTCCGGGTATCAGCCGGGGTAACGGAAGGACCCGCTTTGTAAGCGGTCGATCCAGATCCTTTAAATGTAACCGGGTTCAATGTCGGCTTCGCAGAATACTTGTCGATTACTGAAGCACGTACCGAACTTGATGTCGTACTATTTTTTGTTGTCGGAGTTCCGGCTCCGTATTTCTTCATTGCTTCTTCTCGAAGTGACATAGAATATTTTTATTTGCTATTAATTAAAACCAAGTTAACGGATTCCACCACTTTGAATCACTCTCCTCTTCAGCTTTTTGAATCGTCGGCTTACCATCTTTGTCTACTCCAGCAGCGTACCCAGCTTTGATACTTCCGTCAGGGTTTACAAACTGACCATACGCTGCGTTCTCGGCTGCATCCTTTGGACTAATCGGATCTTCTTTTTGGTAAACGGCTTCGATCCAGGATACTGAAAGTGTATCACTGAAAGCGTTGATCGCTTCTTCAAGTGACATGCCTCTATCTTTGAGTTGGAGCAACTGAGTCTTGTCAGCAGCTGGGCCGTCTTTGTCGCTACTGGTTGAGGTAGATCCTTTAGAGATACTAGCCAGGAAGAGGGCTCTCTCATCAGCTGCCATTGTAGGTAACATTTTCTGAAGAGCCTGTTCCTTTGAGTCGAGCAACGTAACACCTCCAGCCAGGAAGGCTTTTGGATTTGTTTGCATGAGGTTAAGAACGTCGTCCTTGTTTGATTGAAGGCGAGCGTTTTCGTCTTCGATAGCAGCAAGTCGATCTTCAACCAATTCTTTTTCATCAGCCTTAAGTTGCACCAGCTCATTGTTATTGAGGTCGAGCAAAACATTAAGAGCTCGGAAACTAATTTCGTTGTCCTGGATAATTGCGTTTACTGTTTGATCGCCGAACGCCCGGGCGAGATCCAAGTTACCTTTGATTACAGCAGCCGTTCCCTGAAGTGCACCAATAGTCGCAAGACCTTGTTTCATCAGAGTCGACTCAGCTCCGGTAATGAATTTAATACGAGCCGGTCGGTCCTTCTCATAGATCAAACCAAACTCGAGAGCCTCCTGGGCCTCAACCAGCTTTGATTGGATATCAGAATACAGCTGAATGTTCTCTTCAACTTTAAACTTCTTGTTACTCTCCTCGAGAGCTTTTTGAGCATCGTTCGCCCCAACCATGTCTTCAATCTTGCCGGCATACTTGTCCACCTTAGCTTTGGCTGCCTCCTGCTCTTTGGCATTGATGCCCTGGAGCTCAGAACGTAACCGGTCGAGTTCGAACTGACTCGAGGTGAGTGTCTTCTCAGCCACTGAAGATACCCGCTCATTGAACGGGGTAACTTTTTGCGCAGAGACGTAGGTAGTTGGATCTGGAAGATTTGAACCCCGCTCCATTTCACCAGCGGTGATAGTAGAGTTGTTGTACTTCGATGCACTACTGAGTGATCCTGGACCACCAGAAGGAACTGATGTCGGAGCCGGCGTAGGAGCAACCGCTGGTGTTGATTGTAGTTTACGGAGAAGCTGAGTGTTGATATCAGCGTTCGCACCGGTTGCAGCAAGGTTGATGTATTCAGCAGATGAACCAATCAAACCATTCTTAACAGCTAAATCAGCACGTGAGTTTAACGAGCTGTCTTGTCCGGTAGATTTTAAATAGTCGACGATTGAGACCATGATAATTATTCTTTAGGTTCTAATAAACTTTTGAGCACTCGATGTTCCCCTTGCAGCCGGAACATTTTGACTTGACACTGAGCTTTTCTTTTAACCAGTTCCTGCTCTGCCGCTTCTATCTCCCGGACCTCATCTTCAATTTCCTTGAAGGCTTCCGGTAGAGCATCAAATTTTTCTTGTATTAATATTTGGTCCATACGCTAAGGTTTATTTTTAATAATATCTTCCAGTATCTCAATCCGATCGTTGAGGTCGTTAATGTAGTGAGCCATGAACAAGTATAACTCTTGCTTTGACTCAAACATCCCCACCATCTGCCCGTCCATCAGCTCTTTTGGTTTTAAGCCGTGAGTCGGCAACCGGCGAGGAGGATTTTTTCGTTGCCGAGGAATGAGCTGATTAATCTCATTGCTGGCCGAAGGGTCGAACGTGTCCGGATTAAAGTCTGCTTCAGCAACCGGGTTGAGCATTTGCCGCTTGATCTCCCTGGCGGCGGCCACTCGCTCCGCTTTAGGAAGAGTTTTATTTCGGATAATATTTTTTAAGTTTGAATCGATCATAGAAAAGATAGGTCAAAAGTAAAGTCAACGCTGTCCATCTGTACTCGCATACTCTGAACTGAACCATTATCATAGTGCAACATTTCTCCATCCCGGTTAGGAGTTGAAGTTCTTTTATCAAAAACCAACTCATCAACGCCGATGATGGCGTTGCCGTCGAGGTTGAGATCATCGTTCAATGTCATTCCACTTGTACTGAAGTAACCTTTCTGCGAGCCAGCAATAAAGAACAGAATTGTATAAGCTGCCCCTTCAGCTTCCAGCTGCAAGTTTCCTCCGTTGAGGGCATAAAGGAACATCTCAGTGGTATTGGCAATCAAACCTCCCCGAGTATTTCCCCCGGAGTTAATGAATGTCATTTCATCGTTGTCGAGAAGTATGCGACGAACTCCGGAGTTGTCGTACACCTCGAGTGAGTCGCTCGAGTCGTCGAGCACTACTCGGCCACCAGAAGAAGATGTCCGGATGAGAGCTCCAGTAATAGTCATACCATTGATAGCTGTAGCGTTGAGCTGTGGTGTATCGATTGATCCGTTCTGAATATACGTTCCGGTAATATTACCGACACCGATATCTGCCAGGGCTCCTCCGGATGGAATGTAACCGGTAAGGGTAATTGAGTTGATTACAGCGTTACCGTCTTTGTCGATGGTGAATGGGGCATCGAACGGATCTTCAGCTCCTACCCAAAAACGGTACAGCGGATGCTGTCCATCCATCACCACAATCTCATCTTTGGAACCAGCACTAAGTTTTGCCTTAGAGTTGATGTGCTCTTTTGTTTGGTAAAACTTTGAGCCGAAGTTCTTATTTGTGACTCGGTAATCGAGTGATTGCAGCTGGTCTCGGAATCCCTGCACCATCACAACAAGATCCTGATATGGGATCAGGGTTTCATCTTTTACCAAAAAGTCTGTTTGTTGTGTGTCTTCCATATTATTAAGCGACTATAGTCTTTTTAATTTTTGCTTCAGATCCTTCGTACAAGTAATCGATGCTGCGAACGTGTACGCCGCCAGTAATTTCAATCACCGGCAACATCGACCGAGTTGCATGTTTTGAACTGACGTTAAACTCCCAGGCGATTGCATTTCTCATTTTGGTAGTGGCATACGAGAAGGTTCCGGAATCAGAATCCGGGTACTGCATCTGTCCGAACATATCCCGGTAGCCAACTTTGACTGACTGGCCAGAAGTAAGTACCGATTCTATAGTCACCACAATCCCCCGAGGCTTCACCGGCTGATTAAAAAATCTTCGGTTAAATGAAATTGTTTTAGTCCCCGAAGATGGAGGGGTATTCAAATTTGAGATGAAGTAATTTGGCGAAGCGCTGGCATGAGATTCAGTTACGATCAAGCTGTCCCCGGTAAGTGAAACGATACCGGTAAACGGCAAGGCTCCAGAAGCGTTAATGTAGTTGTAGAATTTTCGAACTAGGTTTGGTGAGAACGGCTTGCCGTAACGGACCAGCTTCATGCCATCAGCAAATACCATCGAATCAGAGATGGCTGTGATGTGACACTTAAATACCTGGCTGCTCACCGTATAGATCGGTTCAAGTTCTGAGCCGGTCCACAATCCCATGAATTGATTTGTCCAGGCGTAGAGACGATTCTTGTAGACGTATAGAGAATTGATACGGTAGTCCAGGAAGTATTGCTCATACCAAGACTCGAGCAACCCGTCCCAAGAGAACATCTGCGAGAGCCCGTGAACTGAGCCGGTAAGATTTTTGTATGGCTCGGCCACAATGTAAATCAAACCATTGTACTCAGTCATTGCTGTAATGATGTGATCCGGTGGAGCATCCCAAACTTGTAGTGAGATAGTTGAGCCGTCGAGTTTGTGGAGGTATCGACCGTCAGCAATGTACATGATTGACTCGTACACTAATAGCGGATGCGGTATTCCGGAAGTCAGAGCTGTCTTAGCTGAAGTTGTGATCCACCAGCTCTGGTCTCGAGTAGCCAGATCGGCTGAGTTTTTACAAATGTCTGTTTCAGAAGTTGTATAAAAGCTGCCGTTATAAAACACCGTATCAGTAATGCCAAGTTTGTATGAACGAGTAGTATCAGCTGAGCCTACCGCTGTCATTGCTCCTGTAGAAGAGTTAACTGAATACCAAGTACCGTTATTACTTCCGTTGGTGTAAACAGATATTGCAGCTGGAGCTGAAGCTCCTGATCCAATCCCCCAAGAAACTACTCCTCCGACCGGAAGACTTCCAGATACAGAACTGCCAAGAGCCGGAGACTGAGCAAGCAGTCCCGGTTTTGAAAACGAGTTCATCCCGACAGTAGAAGCGATTGCCCCTCCTTCCGGAAATTCGTCGTACACATTATTCCCTTTTAGGAAATCTGTTTTGTCGATCCGGAAACTAGCTTGCGTGTAATTCATGGTTTTATAATTAATTATGTCAATTTGCGTTCAAGCAAACCAACGAGACGCTCAATATTTTTTTCAGTGTTCTCGACTCTTTTAAATGCCGCGAATCCGTCTTGCTGGAATTTTAAATATTTTTCATCTCGGCCCTGGAGAATTTTCAAAAGCGTTTCGTTTTCTCCCTTCAGCTGGGCGATGGCAGTCACATTACCGATGTGGTTATTCTGCATCTCCTTCATTTCAGCCTTGAGAGTTTCGACGGTGGCTTGCAAAATTTTTACGAGATCCTGGGATGCCTGGTCTTTAGCTTTTTCAGTAGCAGAGAATCCGTTTGAGTACGCCTGGATAGCAGCGAAACCAACACCAATTAGTCCCACCACCCAGCCGGCGATAGACGTAAATTCTCCTGCTAATGATGTAAATTCCATACCATGCTATTTGTTATTGATAATAATTCTTGCTCGGCCGCAAATCATTGCCTGGGTAAGTCTTTTCATCTCATCCCAGATTAGCTGTGCGGCATTTTCCTGAGTTAGTATCTCAGAAAAATTTTCAACCTTCTGTGCCATCTTTGTGTGGATCATAAACGCTCGAGGTTCTTCGGTTACTCCATCAGTGAAAGCCATGAAGTATTTTGAATTGTCGAGAGCTTGTTTATATCCAGTCATGATTCCGTCAGCCGGGAGACTGTAGCCTTCAGGTATATATACCATCCAATCGGCTTTGGCTTGCTCGGTGATAATCTTCTCAACCGGATAGTTAACGTCAGCCGGAGCTGCACTTTTAACGAATGAAATGTATGGCAATTCAAAATACCATCGATAATCAGTAAGGTACTTTGAGTGGAACGGTTTGTAGGCAAGACAGTAATCGAAGTGTCGCTTCGAAGCATTGTACTCACCCTTCTGCCATAGAGCCCAGTACATGTACTCATGTGGAAGGTACTCGTAGTAGGCGGAATTGTTAGAGTAGAACGTACTCGGTGGGATTTGAAGAGCGGCAGCAACGTAAGCAATCACGTGGGCAGCTTTACTTTCTTTGTAGTACATCTCAGCCAACCGCATTAATGGTTCTCGTCGCTTCGGCTCGATATCAAATGCTTTTGTGTACGAGGCAATCGCTAAACTTCTGTGCCCAAGAGCCTGATGAGAATCTCCAATATAGATCATTGACTCTGATGCTTCAGTCGGCCACTTATTCATTGCTACGTGACGCACAAGTTCTTTAATGGCTGAGTTAAATTTTCCACGATAGAAAAGTTCTCGTCCGAGGTAGTGAGAGTTTCGATCGTTCTCCGGATTTTTGAAACAGTCAACGATCAAACCGGTGAGGTAGCTCGAACGATTTGTTTCAACATTTTGATAGTGCTCCAGCTTGATAACATTTTCTTCAACAAATAATTTATTACCTTCTCCAGACAGTACTTCATGTATGACTCCAACCCATTGCATTTTCTGCCGGTTATAGAATTTTGAGTGTGTGAACTTAATGAGCTCCCCACCTTCTTCATCGTGAGCGTACACAAAGTTGTACTCAAACTGATCGACTCCCTTATCGACGTGTTCGTTAATGAGAGCTAGATCTAATTTTGTGTAGATCTCGTCACAGTCAGGCATCGCCACCATATCAGTCTTAGAGAAACCAGCAATATAGTTTCGAGCAGCCGAGTAATCAAAAATCTTCTGCCCAGCCTCAATTAGATCTCCTTCACCGGCAGAGAATCTTTCATTCATTTGTTTCGCTTCGATTTCACTAACCGTAAAAACGAATCGGTCTCCAACTTTGTGCACGATGCAACCCGCCTGTTCTGCAATCTCCGCTGTGTTATCGGTTGAACCGGTATCAAGAAGTAAAACCTCACCCCCGAGCTCTCGGTACTCCCTTAAAGATTCCAACAAACGAGGAAGAGTCTTTGCTTCATTTTTTGCTATCACGGCAACTGTAAAATTTTGTTTCATATTTTTTTCAAATTTATTTATCTCTTAATTCTACCTCATCATTAGGCTAAAGAACTTAGTCGTGTCAACAGCTCCACCGGTGGTTCCTGTGATCTGAAAATTTTGATCAAAAGTAGGATATGAAGTCCAGGTTCCACTAGTCCATCCCCAGGTATTACCATCAGCATACGTTGGACTCGTATTGTCAGTTGACCATCGCACACAGTCGTTACTACTACCGGTTAAAGGAGTTATCACTAAATAATATTGAGTGCTCCCTCCTGTTAAAACTCCTGATGGAGTCCCGAAAACAAAAGACTGTAGAGTCGGTGAAGCAGTATAAGTAGGAAGTACCGTTCTGTCGTAATCCTCTGACAAAATCAGAGTCCCGGCATTTGGATTCCCTGACCCCTCATACACTTCAACTCTAAACGTACCGGCTGTTGCGTTATTCCCCCGACTCCCCACAATCCCCCAACCTGTAATCGTGGCTCCGGCAGGTATCTTGAAACCCATCGCAATAATATTCGCTGTTCCAAAGTTGAATGTATCGTCTACAGATCCAAGATATTCTGTTAATGTTGCCATGATTTTATTTTTATGCAGCCTTCTTAATCGTTACTGCGTTTTCAACAGCAGTACGCATATTTTTTTTCTGATTCTCTTTTGCTGTATCAACCTCTTTTTGGATGTTCGCAATTTTTACTTTTGCCAATTCATCTACGGTAATACGCTTAAAATATTCCAGTAAGAAATCTGCCTTACTTTGTGGGTTTGGTTTTAACCGATCCTGAATTGATACCGGCTCGTCTTTTACCACGACGAGCTCATCCGGAGACTTATGTACTTGAGCCTGGTATCCCAGTTCATCAGCGAATAGTGAGAACTCAGCCTCAGTAGCATTGATCTCGATAATTATTTTAGCCATATCTTTTTTAATTTAATTGTTAAACTGTTGAACCGGTCGCCATACATCGCCACTTACTCGTAACTGCGTTCCACTTAAATAGAACGTCGAGTCGAGTAGTAGTAACTGTCGTTGTCGGTAATGCTACCGGACCATTTTCAAAACTCGCTCCCCAGGTAATCGCTCGAGCGGCGGTTCCGGTAACTGAAATAAACAGTAGTTGCCCGGAGGTCGGAGTCCCTGAGAGGTTCGTTGTAAAAGAAGTAATTGCAGCCGTCTGAGCGGTGAGGTGGTACTCATCTACGTTATCCGTATTGATAGTCGGAGTTGCAGAAGAAGTCGTGGTCCCCACCCGGGAGATTATTCTTTTATTCGATAGCGTTTGTGTGGCATTAGTAGTTAAGGCAACTCCGTCTCCATTAGTTTGGTCGGCGAGTATTAATGCGGCTCCAGCAAGAGTCAGTAAGTTACCGGCTTGAGTAAGTGTCGCATCTCCGTTGTCCCAGTTAATCACCCCTCCTTCGGCCAGGAACAAATCCGAGAATGAGACAGTGGCCGTACCAAGAGGGATTCTGTCATTTACCTCTGGAGTAAGGCCTAGTCCAGACAGGTTCAACAATGAAAGGTTTGACCCTGCCACCATTGCATAGAAGATTACTGACCCATCTTCACTAGCGTCGGTTACATCTTGAATCCGAACACTGAACCCACCATAGTTGATGATTTCAGCATTACTATTTTTACCAAAGCCACCGATCCCGCCCACCTGATCAGAGTTAGCCGGCGAAGCTGAGTCATGAAACAATGCGAAGAACGCACCGATAGTACCGGCTGACGTAGACTTGATAAGTAACGGATGTTGGATCGGAGTTGTCGCTGACGGCGGAACATTACTATTAATAACAAATGCGTTTTTATTATTTGTTGTATCAAGCTGATTTAATATCAGTGCTTCATTGTTACCGTTATCTTCAACTGTAATTTCAACAGCTCCGTCATTTGCGGTAATTGCTCGACCAGCTCCGGCTCCTCCCTGGTCGTATGCCCCGTCCAAGGTATTACTTCCGGAAGTTGGACCAGTAGGTCCTGTCGGTCCAGTCCACCCGGTAGGACCAGTTACAGTTGAAGCTGCTCCTGTCCATCCAGTCGGCCCGGTCCACCCGGTAGGTCCGGTAACTGTTGAGGCAGCACCAGCTGGTCCAGTCCACCCGGTAGGTCCGGTAACTGTTGAGGCAGCACCTGTCCACCCGGTCGGTCCAGTCCACCCCGTAGGGCCTTGAGGACCTGTCGCTCCCACAGAAGCCAGGAGGCTCCAATAGGTTTCCCAAACGGCTCCTACTCCGGGCTCGTCGTCCGCACTTCCTGAAGTGTGAGCAACTGTACAAATGTAAGAACTACCATCATTATCGACGGCATCGTTTAATGAATATCCTGTGGCTGTTACCCAGGAATTTTGCCAAGAGGTTGATCCTCCGGCTGGACCCGTAGGTCCTGTGGGTCCTTGAGAGCCGGTCCATCCCGTAGGTCCAGTAACTGTTGAGGCTGGTCCTGTCCATCCTGTCGGTCCAGTCCAACCAGTAGGACCAGTAACCGTAGAGGCGGCTCCTGCGGGCCCAGTCGGTCCGGTAGGTCCTGTACCACCCGGCCCAGTCGGTCCTGTTGGCCCAGTTCCCCCTGGTCCTGTCCATCCTGTCGGTCCGGTAACGGTAGATGCCGCACCCGCTGGACCTGTTGGTCCGGTAGGCCCTGTTGGTCCAGTTCCCCCTGGCCCTGTAGGTCCAGTAACTGTTGATGCGGGCCCTGTAGGGCCAGTCCACCCGGTCGGTCCAGTAACTGTTGAAGCGGCTCCAGTTGGGCCGGTAGGTCCAGTCCAGCCGGTGTAACCGGTAGGTCCAGTAGGTCCAGATGCAACGAGCTCCCAATAGGTAGCCGTATCAACTCCCTCTCCTGGCTTGCTACTTGTACCTGAAGTGTGTTGAGCTATACACACGTAAGAAGATCCGGTAGCCGGATTGTAAACGCCATCACCGACCACGTACAAAGTGGCCGTTACCCACGGCCCTTGCCAGTATTTGATTCCAGAGAGGGCTCCATCTTCACCGTCTCCTCTTGTCCAAGAATTTTCAGCCATATAATTTATCTGTAACTACGTCGGCGAGGGGCAACCTGATCACGGTATGCTGCCGATCTTATCGAATAAAGGTTCTTCAATTCACCAATCAAACCGGCATCGTCTTTCACCCGGGGATCTCCGAAAATTTCATATTTTAATTCCCGAGCTTTATTCCACATTTCTTCAGCCAGGCAGTAGTCGTAGGCTGCCCCTTTTGAAATGATGCGGTGCACAACATCTACTGTTTGTGGCTGATCATCGGTACTATCTAAATCGGCTAAACTCATTTGTACGGTAAGTACGATTCCATTCACAATATCCGCCCCGGTCGTTTGAGCCGGACGGACGATTAGTTTGTTTCCATGCAATTCAGCTGTTGGCCGAGAAGCATTGTCATCCACTCGAGTATCATTTGCTTCGACACTTTTTTGGTCTCTCGAGATATCGATAAAAGTCAGCGGAACAAATGAGCCACCGGTAGAATACAAAACCTCACCTTTGAGTACCCGGATGAGCTCAACCGGAAGATCGTAAGAGGTGACACCTGATTTAAAGTGCCGGTAAATAGTTTCGCCAGCCATCTGCCAATCATCACCAGCAGCGACTGCCCAGCCTACGGTTCGTTTGTACCACTCGTTTAGATTGCGATCGAGATCCGTGTCCGCATACTCAGAAGAAGTGAGCTGGGGGCTCACGGCATATCGAGCGTCTGTTCTTAATGTTGCAAGATTCATAATGTAAAATTTTGTATTCTAAGACCTTTATCAATCTTAGATCCCTGCACCGGCTGACCGGCACAGAGTCTAAGATCGATTAGGCGACCCCGAGGGCACTTTGCTTCTTTGCATCAGCGTGAGCCAAGTTCAATGGGTTGTTTTCAAGAACGTCATTGGTAATGGAATACGCTTCTGAGAGAAGTGCAGCTACTGATTCCGGTAGATCGACCATTGTGTTCTTGCGAACGTCAAATCGATATCCGTTAATCACTACTGTTCGGTAAGCTCCTGGCTTTTCGCCCGGATCGAGAGGAATCATCATTCGCACCTTTGGTTGATTCGCCAATTTAATTTTTGTAGCAAGAGCGATTCCTTCAACAGAATTGTCTGCTTCTTCCCGGAGCCCCTGGATAGGAGTTCGTGGGTTGAATACTTGAGCAGCTACCGGAGCGGCTGCTTGAGCGACAGGTGCTGCTGGAGCAATCGGTACGACCGGAGGTACTGGAGTATCTCCGGCTGCTGCCTCACCATCGATATCATCGGTTGGTGCAGCTGGAAGTTGATCAGCTGCATTGAGAGCTGCATCTTGCTGGTAAATTTCCGGAGAATCCGGTGCAAATTCGTTTGGGTTTTCTGACATAAATTAATTCATTTAGTTTTATAATTTTTCACCTTAAGAAGTTTTGTCTTCTAAAAGTTTTCTCTATGGCAAGCTCTACTCTCTTTAAGAGTAGTGAACCAACATGTAGTCAAAGGTGATAGCACCGTTGTCTACTGCTGTGGTTGCATCGATCATACTGTTGATGTAGATCGATAGTTCGTCAGTCGCTGTAATTTTTCCACCTACAACGGCTGAGTCGTCTTCCATTGCTCGAGCGTTAAGGAAGATTGCGTCTCCCACTTTAGCTCCAGTAATAGTTGCAGTTTCAATTCCTTGACCGCCGGCTGCGATTGAAGCACCGTCGAGAATGAAAGTACCGAACTCTACCCATCCGCCCTTACCATCATCGATGGTCATTTTTCGTGTTACTGATGTTGCTGCCATAAATTAATTTAAATTAATTGTGTGAATAATTAGGGGGCCCTGCCTCCCCCTGGCCACCGGCGGCGTACTATCCGGTCACTTGAGGTTAAACTCGAGCGTGTACGATACGAACCATGAAGGCATCGTTGAGGATACAAGCGGTGAGACTTGCCTTCCATCCTGATGTTTCACGTTGATCGAGTGGGTCAGATGAACCACCTGATCCAAGCGGCTTAACAATGTTTTGCATTGCTGCTCCACTCATACGAGTTACACCGTAAGCGTACTTCGCAAGAATAAGAGTTGCGTACAGGTCGATTGATCCAGTACCAGCACCAGTGAACACCTTAGCGTTTACTGTCTCGATGAATCGAGTGTTGCCGTACTTACCGATTTCTCCTTCCATACGTGCACCTGGTTGTGCATACAATTCAACCTTCGTGAAGCCGGTGAAAGCTCGGATGGTCTTAGTTGTGTACACGTGACAGATACCGATAAAGCAAGGTGGCAATGGTACTGTTGAGATACCTGTTGATGGATCAACGTAGCTGGTCATAAAACGAGCTTTGTTGGCCTTAAGTGTCTCTTCAGCAACATCGACGTTGGTTGCGGTGATAACATCGCCAGCTGCAACTTCACTGTTTTGAGTGTTACCTGAACCTGAGTAGATTACTGAAGTACCAGCAACGAGAATGTCACGAACGATTTGGTCAACTGTATCAGCTGCCTGATCCGCAAGGATCTCGTTAGTTTCCATACGCACTGGATCTTCGGTTTCCATCGTCAGCTTGTCAGTAAGAACAATGTAGTCACCGTACCAGTTAAGAGTTGCGGTAACGTCAGTCTTGCTGAGCTGTGAACCAGCTGGAGTCACACCTTCAACGAGTGGAGTTGTGGCAGCAGTTAGGTTAGCGTAGCGACGGAACTTGATAACGTCCGAGTTATTCTTCGGAATGTCTTTGATCATACCGAACTTGTTGTGCACAAGAAGCGGTTGCACTCGAATCAACAGGTCCCGTGAATAGAACGAGTTGATGTTATTGATCTGTGTTTTGGTTGTATTGGCCATAAATAATATTTAGTGGTAAATGAATAATTTTTGAGACGGCCAGGGTTGAGCTAATCTTGTGGGTACAGCATCTTATTTCGAGCCGCTTCCATTTCAGCCGGAGTTGCGTTTGACCAGTCTCGATCCGCAATTCCTGTACCAGCTCCTTGTTTCGGTGCTGGCGAAGCATCTTCAACGTCCTCCCGTGTGTTGGTACTTTGTATGTACTGAACCATGAGCGGATCCTTGAGTGCATCTTCCGGAAGTATGCCGTAGGCTCCTGCGTGAGCAATCACTTTCAGCTGTTGTGCCTTCGAGAGTTCCGGATGGTCCAATCGAAAGTCTGTTGCGACTTGAGGATCTATCTTTTTTTCATCCTTCTTTTCCTGCTCCGTCGGCTTTGGAGCTGGGGTTGTAGGGGCTACTGGTGCTGCCGGCTTGCCCGCCTTTGCAAGATCCCGGTAGTGTCGCTTTTGATGAACGGTTGTCTGAGCTGATCGGATGATCGCATCATTCAACTGTGTCATTTTAGCTGGGTCCTCCTTATCTTCGTCCTTAAAGTTTGCGATGAAGTCTTCGTCGGCATGTAATGCAGCGAGTTCATCAGCAGTCATTTCTTCTTCCGGCTTTGCAGCGGGAACGGTGTTTTGTACCTCAGTATTTTCATCAGCCATAATTTTATTCATTAGCTTCGCCTTGCGGCCGGGAGTTTAGTCCCCGAGATAGTTTATTTTTTAAAATTGCAATGCTATCTCCATTGACTTATTCTTTTCTCAGTTCCTCCGGCTCCCTTCTCCATTCTCACAGAATCCGGAAATACGTGTGAGCGGATTTCTAGCAATATCTCAACCGACTTCTGTGCTGCTAGTGCTTGAAGCCCCATGTTCCCTTTCGGATCAATGTTGCATACGTCACGTAGCTCGTCTTCGGCTGCGATGAAGAGCTCTTTGAGAGCCTCTACACCAGCACCACCGACGTTGATTAATGATGCTACGGCACGTGTTTTTGTTTCATCAAGATTTATTTTCATGCCTACTTGAAATTACTGTTAACTTTGCGGTGCAACAGGTGCTGCTGCCCCACCCCCCGGATCGACCCCTGCGGAGGCTAATGCCTTCGCAGCCGGGGAGGCGTTATCTGCTCCTCCTCCACCCTGGTTGGCGGGGTTCAGAGAAGGGTTTGTTGGAGTCTGGTTAATCCCGTTGATTTGAAGTGGTGAGTATCCACTCTCTTCAAGAACCATATTCAACAATTTCATCAACCGAGGATCTTGTAGGGCAGCTGGATTCGCAGCTGTTACCTGGTATGTCTCTGATAGCGTATCAAGATTTTCCTTCTTTCGGTCATTCTCACCGGTGATAACCATCTTCACGGAATATTTGAAGTTGGTGTAATACTCTCGCTCGACTCGAATCTGCTTCGGAGACTTTTTGATTTGGTCCTGCACCAGCTGTCCGACCAGTTGGAGGTTCTCTGTCGTCGGCATCTCATTGTGTTCCAGGATGTAGCGTTTCATTACGTCATACTGGAAGAGCTTTCGTTTTGCAGCGTAGTAGATTTCGATATCATCTACATCATCGAGGATCTCGAGTACGTGCTCTTCGGTGAGTGACTCGCCGAAGTCCTGGAGCAGCCATTCATTGAATACTCCTTCCAGGAACAGCCCCATATTCTCCTGTACCTTGTCGAAGAACTTAGTTGCTGATACCAGTTGCTGAGCTCCGAGCTTGAATGGTGTGTTCGATGGAAGGTTCTGGCCAGTCACCACCTCGAGTGATTTACATACCCGGTCCGCCTTCGCTTCGATCATCCGCATTTCGTTTTGGTAATCGCTCGCTCCTCGAATCTCGGTTGGAATAATTGCGATTTCAGATTTTGAAACTACAACGTCTCCATCCAGTAGGTCCGTGAGCATGTTCTTCACGTGAGACTTGTCTCGAGTTTGGTATAGGTGAAGAAGTGCAATACGGAGTGATGAGAAGTACCGGTTGGTAATTTCGTTCGCCTTCTCAGTAAGATCGAAACAGGCTTCGTAGTTACCGACTCCGAGCCATCGTCCCTTGCGGCGGCGGAAGTGAACCTCTTTGTATGGGAACAGGTCCCGGCTGACTTCCTTGCAGAATAGAACGCACTCATGACCATTAGAATCAACACCAGATACGATCGCCATCACGTATACCGAGTCATTCAGTTCGCCCTGGTATGGTGAAGCGATGGCTCCAGCTGCTCCTGGCCGGCCGGCCTCCTGGACCGGTGGAAGACCTCGAGTGTATACCCGTGGCTTACCTCCTCTCTTGTACTTTTCGTACATCGATCGTGGCATCTCTCCCCAATACTCGTACACTTCGTAGAATGGCGTGAACTCATCAACCTGTGTGGCGAAGTTTCCGTTCATTACTGACTGGTTGGTATCCAGGAAGCCGACTCGAGCAATTGTCTGGCCGGAATTAATGAGTTTGGTTACTTCGTTTTGGTCCCATGACTTGTACCGGCGGAGGTCTGACTGAGTGAGAATATGTCTCTCGATCACGATTCCATCTTTAAGATTTTTTACGCCCGGGTCGTTCATCAGGTTGATCAGTTCAACCGATTCCACATCGGTTCGGCCCTTCTCATTCTTGATCTTCTTCCAAACGACAGTACCGAACGCTGGGAGATCATCGGCCAGCTCGTTAAGTTTCTTGCCGAAGCCGGATTCCTTTGCGTAGCCCATGAACTCTCGACGCAGCAACCAGCTCTTAAGGTATGAACCTTCGTCAACTGCTTTGATGTAGCAGTCACTGGTATCGAGATCGATGTTCTTACTCGCATCGTCATTACGGTCCGTCACCAAATCGTAAAAGTATTTTGGATCTCCGTTCTCATCGGTTGGACCGGACTCGAATTGATTGTGCTGGTAGAAATAAGTTCGCTTCACAACCTCATATTGGCTGTGCATCAAACCGGGAACGATCTCAATCTCCTTCTCGAGAAAGTTTTTCTTGAAATTCGCAACAATGCCGGCCGGGGTACTAGCCCCTCGACCTCGATCATCGGCTGCCCACTCGTATGTTTGTTTTTTTAATGTTGCTGTTGCCATAATAATTATCGATATGCTTTACGTCCCTGGGACCGGACCTTCTCTCTTCGATGTTCGGCCGTGGCCACATCTTCCGGGTCAGCCTTGCCTCGAGAGAGATGAGATCTCATCTGATTTGCGATACCGGCTGCTATCAGAAGGTCGAAGTGACGAGTGGTGTTTTCAGTGACTGTGATCTCGAGAGTATCTTCCTTATTAAACTTTTTTGCTTCGAGTAGGATTCCTTCGTCCGGCACTTGCAGCTCATCGTTTTCCATTACCTCACTCAGCTCATACATGTATTTCGGTTTGGTAAATGAGCTGGTCAGGTAGCCGAGCTTGCTTGATGGTACTGATTCGAGCAATCCTTCCCGGACCTGAGTGTAGATGTTGGAGTAGATTGCATTGAGCGTAACGCACGTAGTCATACCGACGTTGTTTGCTTCCGGAGCAGCGATACATCCGCCGTACATCAGTGCCGCCTTCTTAATATCGTGAGCGAACAGTACCGGGTCTATCTCGTTGCTGCGATAAGTGAGTACGACCTCACCGGCTGTAAAGTCAATCACCACAATCGTTGACGAATCCCGCTTGCTACCTTGCGAAACGTCAGCCCCAAGACCATACAAGTGTGATGAGACGAACTTCCGGTAGATCATGAAGTCGCCATCGATCTCGATCGGCTCACGCATGTACTTCTCACGCTGAGCATCTACCATTTCGCCGCTGAAGAGTTTGTTTCCGGAGGTAAGGAACGCTTCTTCTGGCGTGGTCGGGTGCTCCTGCTGCATCTTCGTCTTCAAATCTTTTTTCGTCAGGTAGTACCAGTTCTTTTGCTCCCGGGTAAACGTAACTTTTACCAGCCGCTGCATCTTCTCGAGGTACTGATCGATCTCGCCTGAGATCGGTACGTCTCCTTCGATGAAGTTCACCGGGTTTTCATACCACGGGAAAAAGAAAAACTTGAAATCTTTTCGAGTGAGAGCTCGCTTGAGTCGCTTCGCTTCCATCGCATCCTGGCAGTAGTCGTAGAAGTGGCCCTCTTCACCTTCAGCTGTCGACTCAATGAACACGACACCTTGAGACGGTACAGCCGGCAGCGTACCGGTAACGATTTCCGAAGCCTTCTCCGGGAATCGTGAACAGATCTTTCCGAACTCCGTAATCAAAACCATCTGGTATGTACCGGAACGAAGTGATGTCGATACACGCATCACTGAACCATTCGTAAATTGATACTCCGTTGTCGAATCACTGGTAGTAGTGAGCTTGAAGTATTCCTTCAAGTGCACCGGGAAATTGTCCCATGCTATTTTTACTTTACGGAAGATCACACTCGCATCGTCTTTGGTGTGAGCCACAATACCGAGCGATTTATTTTTATTGAACAGAGCATAGTCCAACATGAAGATACAAATGAATGTCGTGAATCCCAGCTGCCGAGCCTTAAGAATAATATTCTTATAGTGCATGTTCTCCATCAGGTAGATCTGAGCCGGTCGCAACTTAAACTGCATCAGGTTTCCGTCCTCATCTACCACCCAATACAAATTATTTAAACGCCAAACCCGATCCGCCAACCGGGGATCTAGTTTCTCGAGTCCTTCATAGTCGGTACTGGCAATCGGTACGACATATTTCCCAAACGTATTTACGACAGCATCATTCGGAATACTATCCACCCGAGGCACAGCAACAGCATCGCCGCCGCTATGAGGTGAAACACGTATGCCAGCAGCAACATTTCCTGTAACGATAGTCTCCGGCTGACTTTCTTCCAGGTTAACACCGGCTGCTTGCGTCTCCAGTTGTGATAAATCAACACTAGGCGTGTCAACGGCAGAAGAACCGCCATTAAAAAATGTCGCATGATTGTTTCGTTTGAAGTTATTTTGAATAAGTGAAGATTCCATGATACCGATGTATTAATAGTCCGAACCCTGGAGCTCCAGCTGACCGCCTGGCTTCAAGTTACCGGCTGCAATTTGGTCCAGGACCTTATTGATATCAACGTGCTGATTCTCCGTAACCACTTTATCTTTCATCTTCGTCTTATTGACAGCCACGAACTTCATCGCAATCGCACCATAGGCTCCAGTCAAACCATTCTCGATCAAAAACTCTTCGTAAATTTCCTCACACGTAATATATGCCTCTCGGAACTCCTCATGCTGAGCAGCCCATCGCTTTAAGGTCCGGGTGGTCACACCGATCGATCGTGCAAACTCGCTGAAGTGGGGAGGGGTAGCCGGTACGAATCGCTCCTTCTCACTCACGGCTCCCGATTTCCAAGTGTAGGTATCATAAATTTTCTTCACCTTCGGCTTGTCGAAGTACCGGACCATCTGCTCAGCGTAGCCGGGATGATATTCGCCTGGCCCAACCACCTGAGAAATCGCCGGGATTTCAGCCGGAGAACTTTCGATGCTCACTACAACTGGAGCCTCATTCCGAGTAAGCGATCCGCCGTGGGCTTGCGGCTCCTGGTGGGACTGGCTCACGGGGGTCGAGGAGATTACAGTACGTGGCTCAACGCCAACCTGGGGGCCGATAATACCAATATTCTCGAGTATATCCATCAGCCGGGCAGCTCTACTGTAGCCAATCATTAATTTTCGCTGCAAAAAAGAGGTTGAAGCCTTACCCTGCTCAGTAACAATACGGATCGCATCGCTCAGTAATTCATCAGAATTTTCTGAACTTGTAAAAGATTCGGCAATCGGCTGATGGTTTTCAGCTACATTTTCAAAATGAGGTCCCTGGGGGGAACCAGCCGCAAACTCGTTTAAGGGCATCGGGGTATCCCGGGGGGCTTGATTATGAAATTTAAATGTTGCACCAGACATACCCCCATTGTACAGCTCGAACCCCCTATATATATAACCCCTACAATGTTGACATGATGCCCATATGCACCACGTACCATGCACCATAGGCCAGCCGGTCCACGGTATAACAGCCACGAATCAGCCGGGACCAGGTAAAGCAAGGCCCTATAATCGATTTAAAGGCCCCTATCTTTTACAAGTGGCACTATACTACCTTGTAAAAGATTCCTTGAGGCGATTTATATCGTGGTATTGTGCTTTTTAGACTTTTATGGTTTAGTGGGGAAACGCCTCCAATCTCACCGCTCTCGATTCTCCCCACCTTGTAAAAGATTCCCTGTCACTCGCAAAAAAAGCTCACGAATAATAAACAATGTTCTATATGGTTAAATCATCGATTTGTAAAACATTCCTTGAGTGACCTTAAAAAACAAGATATTCTTATTTTGAGCCATTCTTGACAACATCGTGCATCTGTTACGCACCAGCGTTTAAGCCATATTTTGAGCCTCCTTGTAAAACATTCCTTGAGTGACTCTAAAAAACTTTTTTAGATTTTTATATACATCAATTACAAGGCTCTATAAAGCCATTCTTGACATATTCAAAAGTGTTGTATAATAAAGTGTGGTATAATGTTGAATCTCTATATATTCTATTCTCTCATGTAATACAATCAATAAATATATACTTTAAACAATACAAACTCAGAACATCACTAGTATTTTCATTGTCTTTTATTCCTTCCTTACCTCTCAGCAAATCTTTTACAATTTAACCACATCACTAGTATTTTCATTGTCTTTTATTCGTTCTCCTCATCTCACGAATCTTTTACATGGTCCCACCAGCCCACTAGATGCCAGGCGACAGCTGAAGAGCACTACATCACAACGGACAGCGGGACGAAAAAACGAGGCTCAAAATTGACCTGAGAGCGATTTGAATTGAGCCACCTGATACATGACACCAACATGACAGCATCGAAAAGTTATCCACAGACGATATCTCGAATCAGCTGGGGCCTATGATATACACCGTATTTTGGCTATCCCCAGACGCTCTATAATATGTTGACAATAACATGACATTGATATACACTATATAGGAAGTCGGGCAATTAGCCCCGGCGATAATAAATATCAACTATGAATCACAATAGTTACATGCGGGGACCACTCGCAACCGCTCGACATCGGGCACGTGCTCGACAGTTGGCAATCGTTAAACCTTTACTCATCGGTATCGTGATGCTGTCGCTCTTCATTGGAGCTGGCATCGCTGACCATAATTTTTACATGGCGTATGGCTACTAAACAAACCGTACCGGCTGACATTAAGAGCATCAAGCTCGGTGGACTGCTCGACACTCAAGTAATCTGGACCGGACAAGGAGAGTGGAATTGTGTGACGGTAGTGACTGAAGCTGGCACTGAAAAAGTTTTCAAGTTTGCATGGTATGAAGAGGCTCGAGATTTCGTGACCGCTTGCCGTGATGCGATTCGTAAGAGTGGCAACAAACTCGAAGTGTTCGAAATCGTGCGGAAGTCTGTGACCACCTTTAAGGGCCGGGCAAAGATTCAAGCGGGCTCACTGGATGAAGCTCTCGAGCTGGCTGAAGAGCTGGACGATGAAATGTGGATTGATGAAACCGAGAGCGATGGCGGTTATAC